GTGCGCAGAAGATTTTTTGGGGTTGTAGTCGTTGCAGTAACTAAGAACTTCATTTAGATACTTAATGGCCTCGTCTGTATATGTTAATATAGAACAAAGAAACAGTCTAGATTCGTGATCTAGGTGATGCTTTTCTTTGGCTTCGTTTTCAATTCTCGCAAATGCAGAACAATTGTCAAGAAGCTTTTTTTTGTCAAATACTTTATTTGAATCTTCAAATTCTACACGACCCTTAGATCCATATTGATTGAAGTAAGCTAGAATATCTTTTGGCTTATTTCTACTTTCTTCCATTTCATAAGAGTACTCTCTATACCATTCATTTGCGGTATAAGAAAACTCTTGTTCGTAAATTGAATTATTTTGTTCCATAGAACAGTATTCAACTATATTTTTGATGTTAGAATATATAAGATTGTTACTTAACTTTGTCTTATATAAACCAGTTTCTTGATGTTTAGATCCTGGAAGTCTCCACATTCTTCTTAGATCATAAACACTAAAGTCAAGTGAAGTTAGATTTAGCTTATTGGCTAGATCATTGGCAATAAACCTAAACAAATGGTGCAGAGAATTAGACGGGTTTATGCCCAAAGCCAGCGCTTCACACTCAATATGAAATCCCTTTTTGCCCGTGTAGTAAACTAAAATGGAATCTTCGGGAATGTACTGTGATAAGTGCCCATAAAGCTTCTGGCACTCTGCCAAAGAAACGTTTACATTTTCATTATCTATGTCAAAGTATAAAGAGCCGAGTCTAGTTGCCTTTTCAATGTTTTGACTATTGTAGTACCAGATTGAAGTATAAATACCAGTATTAGAATACTTACGAGCATACTTGCTTACATCATTAATGTCTAATAGAATCGGTATGCCATCTACTTTTTCTCTAATTATTCTATTTAAGCTAGGTATGTACTTTGCTAGTTCTACATATCTCCATGAGTATGTATATTTACTGGGATCATCAGCTATTTTCATTTTACTTCTACCCTACCAAAATCTTCCCCAAATGAATAGACAATTTTTTTATCAGTCTTCATATCCTCTGAGAATGAACGATAATAAACAGACTCTTGTATTATTGATTCTAGATTTGATAACAAGTAATATCTTTTAGATATTCTATCTTCCAATTTAAAACTTCCATCTATCTTTTATTACATTATTTCCATCAACTATATAGTGTACCTTAGAAGCGATGTTATCCGCCATATGAACAATCATATCTAGATACGTAATTGGAACAGTCTCTGGAATGGGAGACCAAGGCCCAAGATGGCATCTGACCAATCTTAAAATTGATTGAACTGTTTCTTCAGAAATAAATAATGTTGACGACTGTGATTCCCCAGCGTATTTTTTATCATATTCTTGACATTTTTTAACTAGGCCACCAACCGTATAAGGATGCATAGGATCGTAATGAAAATACTCATCCTCTTTATCTTTAATACCTTTTGTCACATCATGAAGCAAACACGCTGCAAAGACAATGTCTTTTTCTTCTATAGATAAAGAATAAGAATCTGATATAACGCTTGCAGCTCTAACAACTCGCTTGGTGTGTAATAAGTTTCCGCCATTATTATGCTCATCTGCTGGATGATATTTACCAGAAAAACTTGATGGTATAACCCAAAAAGAATCAGCTCTTAAAAGAATTGACTTAACAAAACTTTTAATATTATCATCAGATATATAATCTATTTCCTCAAGCAGTGGCTTAAGTATGGTATTCTCTTCACCGATAGATATTGAATCTTTTTCTTTATTTAAGATTTCATCAAGTATTGAATCTTTAGACATTATTTTACTTCCCAATCTTTCCACTTTGAGCATGGCTTATCAAACGGACATTTTTTACAATATGAAGTTAACCCTCTTCTGGGTACAAACTTTTTATCTTCTTCTATTGTACCGCACCAGTACTTAAGAGCTTTAGCGTCCTCTTGGTTTACTTGATACTCTATAAACTTTTGGGAAGAAGCTAATATGTCATAGTATCCAAAACGTGCTTTCGGTTTTTTATGGGGAAATTTATGAGCAAAAGCTTCACTTAAAACTGAAAAGTCTATTTGATATAAAGACGTATGAGAGGTTCTGAAATTAAAAACCCATTTATATATAAAATATTCACCGTTTTTATATAAAATTAAATCAAAGTTTGACTTAATTTTTACTAAATCTCCAACAGGAACGTAAAACTCTTGATCAATTGCCATTGGAACTGAGTTATCTTCTGAAAATTGATTGTAAAAATCTAAAAGAGCCGATGCAGCTTTTGAAGTTAAGCTTGCGGCGTTTCCATAAAAGCTTTCATGCTGCTCGTGGATGATATCATACGCAGTTGTATCTTTTGCAAACCATAACTTTTCCCACCTATTTAATAAAGATGAATATGAAGGAGTAAACCCTCCCTGTTTCTTGTAAAAGAAATAGTTAATTACACTTTTAAGTGTATTCTCAAACTTTATGCTGAATAATTCTCTTGAATGAATTGTCTCTGAAACGCCCTCTTGGTGCCTATAGTTATATAAAAGCGCACAAGTTTGATAGTCTTTTATTGATTCAATTGTTAATTCCTTCATATGTCAAAATCCTCATCATCTAGTAGGTCGTCCAGCAGAGAACTAGTATCATCGTAGTCCTCTTGGTTAACTAGCTCATACTCCTCATAGGCTTTTCTTGAATCTACATATTTTACTAAAGGTGGATTATATATAAAGCTAGATCCAGTAATTCTATTTTTTGGAATTTGAAGCTGCATTATGTTTTCATCCTCAGAATCATCACCACTTATAAGTTTTTTCTCTGTAATGAATATGGTTACGGCGCACTTCTGTTGAATGGCAAGAGATCCGCCAGTATCGGACTGCTGAACCACTTCTCTTTTTTCTTTCATTCTGTTAGAGTTTTCCTGAGCCGTTATGATCAAAACACAATCCATGTCTCTTGCTAGTTTTTCTAGTTTTACCATCATCTCCTCAAACTCTCCCCATCGCGGCTTGCCTTTACCACTCTTTGTGAACATGGATTGTATAGTATCAATAATTACAACCTCAGGAGTTTCAGCGTAGTCAACGATCTCTCTAAGCCATCTTTCAAGGTCTTCAAAATACGGGGTATCTGGGTCGTGTCTAACCATTAATTTATTACCCCATTGACTTAGCTTATCTCTAAATATGCCTAAATACCTTGCTCTTTCGCTTGAAGTCCATCTTTCGGCCTCTGCATAAACGTTCTTGCCAATTATTTGGCTCATAAGAATTCTTTCCCAGTGACCAACCGCTTCCTCAAAGTTTATATATAAAACAGTGTGGCCGTTTTCAACCCAGTTATTTGCTAAGCATTTGGCAAATGTGCTCTTGCCCTTGCCAGATGGCGCAATAACAGCGTGAACCGCACCCTTATAAAATCCACCATCATCAGTATATCCCATAGCTCTATTTAAGGACTTGAACTGAGTAGGCAAGAAGCTAGGAATATCCAATAGTGATTCCGCTCTATTGGATATATCCATGGCGGTAGTGAGCTTTTCTAATGGATTATAGTTCAGTTGATTTTCAAGTTCTCTTATTTCTGAAGTTATTAAGGATAACCTAGCAAGATCTTTGTCAGACTTAATACCTTTTTGATTTAAAATAACTTGCAGTTCTTGCAAGTAGTCAATTTGCTTCTTCTTATTAGCTTTATGTTTGATTAGTTGAACAACTGAATCAACAGTAGATAGCTGCAATGACAACAAAACATCCATCATAATGTCTACGCCAGATGTTCCACCAAGAGCTTCTCTTATATCCGTTTCGGAACCTAGCCAATCTTTAAAGCCAACTGGGTCCACTATATCTAATTGTGTCGCCGTACGATATGCCAGAAGCGCTAGGTAAAACTCATGTATACCGTTTTGGCCATGATTTATACCAACAATATCATCAGGTAAGTTTTCGGCAAAATGCGTAATAGCTCCCTCTTGTCTGAGAGAGAGGGCAAATACCTGATATTCAATTGGAATATCTTGATTGTCTTCAGGTTTTTCCATTGTTGTTTTTTCTATGTTGTTTTAGTTCTCTGTAAACTTTTTTTCTTAATTCAGAACGACGTTTTTTAGAATCAAGATAAACCTGACTTGAATAAAACTTATTCTTTTCTTTCTGTTCTTTTTTGAAAGGAGAGTTTCTTATGGCATCTAAAAGCCTATCATAAACCGCTTGTTCGGTGAGCATGTCGTTGTAGCGGAAAATAATAAGCGCAATGCCCTGATGCCTGCATAGTTCAATCTTTTTTTGGTCTCTTTTTTGAGCTTCCTGAAACTCATACTTGGAATCAAAAAACTTTGCAGTATAAAAAAAATGCTGCCTACCATGGTACTCTGCCGCAACTTTATAAGAAGGACAATATACATCAAGTCTTAGTTTATCTTGAAGATAAAACTCATTAACTATCTTTTCTCCAGGAAGAAGTTTTTGCATAATGGCAGTTAGGGCTGTTTGCCCTCTTGACATTTTTTTTCTAGAGGTTTTTAGCCAAGACAAACCAAGTTGATTTATTTTTTTATTTATTTTAGCTAAAGGCCACCCTACCTCTTTTGCTATTTCATTTAAGCTTAATGAGGTATCAAATAATAGATCAACCATGTATTCTGTGTTGTCTATTTCTTCGTCCCAATTATTTTTTTTCATTACGCTTTTTATAAAACTTCTTTTTATTATCTACTTCTGA